CCATACCGGGCGGCTCCAGCATGCCTACGTTTGAGATGTTCGGCGTTAAGCTACCTGCACCGCTGCCAATCCCACAGGCGCTGAAGCCAATAGTTGAGGGTGTGCTTGGCAGATCGTTCTTCACAGATCAGCCAACGCTTACCCGCCGTGAGGAGGCGCTGCTGCCTGAAGACCAGTTCAGAGCGAAAACCACTGACCTGTCCAAGATGGTTGGCAAGACACTAGGTCTCTCCCCTATTAAGCTAGACAAGCTTATGACTGACTACGCTGGTGGGCTAGCTACGGCATTCGCGCAGGTTATCAGCCAGCCTTTCGCTCCGTCGGGATCACCAGAGCAAGTAGCGCGGCGCTTGTCTGACATGCGTGTTGTGGGCGGCCTGTTCCAGCCGAACGATGCCGCTGGCATCACCAGCACGGTGTTCGAGAAGATGATGGACATCAAGAAGATAGAGGCCAGCTTCAAGGACAGGGTTGCCAAAGGCGATAAGGCAGGTGCTAGGCAGCTGCTGCAAGAACGGGGCGCTGAGATGGTTATGGTGCAGGCCGCAGATCAGTACATCGCCGCCATAGGCAAGCTGGCACAGTTCCGACGCGCTATAGCCGCCTCCGACGCAACCCCTGAAGAGAAGCGTAAGAAATCTAACGAGATCAAGCAGCTGGAGATACGTCTGGCGAACGCGCAGCGAGAGGCGGTCGATAAAACCACACCCCAATGAGGCCGCCCTTGATGCCGAAGGTGGCTTTTATCCGGAGCCTTTGACCCACTGCAAGACGGAGGCCTTCCTCTCGAATTGCAACTAGGTCAAGGCCCGGGACAAAGAAGCCCCGGTCACGGCTTAATGAAGCCCAAGGGTAGCGTATCATCATCTGGCTCAGACTTTCTCGATATGTGTACCACATTGACGCGCATAAACGGGCCGTTGGTCTGCGCCAACATGTTCTTCTTGAGATACGTCACGGCCCATAGCGCCCCCAGTTGATCGCAGAAATCGTTGTACCCGAAGCTCATGGCCACGCAGTGCTGTTTGAGCAGCTGCTCCTCGATGAAGTAGTCCACGTACCCCGGGCGTATGATGCCATGCTCCACGCGGCCCAGCACCTTCGTGCGGGTGGATGACTTGTCCACCGTGTCCCCATTGCCCCACGAGGACAGAAAGCTCTTGGAGTCGTTCTTCTTGATGACGACAAAGTTGCTGTAGTGCTCACGCGTAAATATGTTCAGGACATCCTCCACCGTGCGCGTGTTTCGCTTGATGTTGGCACGGGAGCTCTCTACCAGCGTCTTTATCTCGGCAATGAGCGCCTCGACAGGCAGGTTGATTATCCCAGAGTGCGCGTCACTTAGCAGAACCGCTGCGGCTATGTCTGTGGTGCAGCCTGCGTGCCAGTAGCGTTCTGCGTCAGTGAAGCCGACTTCTTTCTTCAGCCGCAGATGCACGCTGTTGACGATTTTCGAAACCGTGGGCTGGTTAACCACCAGCCAGCGCACCCACGCCTCGCCAGCCACACCGAAATTCTTCTTGAGTGTCAGCAGTATCTCCTGATCTTCGTCGTCCCACACGAGTGACTTCTCCGGCAGCTTCCACTCCAGCATGCGCATCAACTCGCCGTTGGAACTGTGGACACGCGCTCCTGACATGTAGTCCGTCAAGCTCATGTTAGCCGTCATGGTGCAGTTCAGCGCCCACGTGCTGTAGTTGATGCGCTCCTTGTTGGAGCCAGACTCCATACGCTCCTTGCCCATACCCTCAGTGATGTCGAAGATGAACGCTGGTGCCCACTCCATGTCGTTGCGGCCCTTGCTGGTTATCTCGTCGATCAGCAGCGGCATGCTGTTGAGCAGACCCGCACGCTGTTGCATGGCCACCGGGGATGTCCCCTTGCTCACACGGTAACGGACTGGATGCCCCCACACACCTGCCTTGGTCGATAGCGCCAGCGTCTTGCCGGTACTGGACTTGGTGGAGCTGATGTGCCACACGAACCCCTCGTACTCGGTGAAGCGCATGAGAGGGCAGGCGAAGCTGTCCACACACATCGCCAACATGCCATACATCTTCTTGCGTATGAACATGTCCCATAGCCTGCGCCACTCTTCCAGTGAGCCACTGCTGTTCGTGGCCCTGTTGATGTTCTCCAGTCCCGGCATCGGTACAACAGTCTCAAGACCATCCTTGGTGAACACCCGGTTGTTGTAAACGAACGAACCGTCCTTCTGCCAGCCGCACTGCCTAGGAACTTCCATTGCTTTGTTTTGTGAAGCCATTTCTACACATCCTCGTACGTACTCAAACAAGTTCTTGTCGTTACCCTGACCGAAAGAGGCAATGACATTCTGGCTGGCCAGCAGCTTAACTGTGTCATCCTTGCTCACCACACACCTACTCTGCATCGTGAACATCACATGCCCGTCAGGGCGCATCGCCAGCATGTGTACAAGGTGCTCGTTCTCTACCTTCAGCATGCCCACCACAAACAAGTCGTAGGGCAGAACCTGAATCTGTTTCTTGGACTTCGTGCCGTCATCATCTTCAATGACACGTGTGCAGTACACACCACCCTGTGCGCCGTAGCTAAACCCTTTTGGAGGTGGTGGGCGCACCACAGTATGTACTGGGACAACTGCTTCAGCGTAGGATGCGATCTCCTCTGCTTCTGTCTCTTCTCGTGGGTCGTACTCAGCGGGCTCTTGATAAACCTTGAGTACCATCTCCTTTGGGGAGTTATCTAGCTGTACCTCGCTACCCATAATCAGCGGGTTGGTTATCTTGCCCCAGTGCCTGCAGCTTGTGCATACGCCGGGACTCTCGCTGTTCATTTTTGTGCATGGGTATGGCCCCCTGATGTCCTTCATCTTGTCGTGCATGCGCTGTTCATCATACGGGTGCAGGTCGCTCAGCTTATGCGCATACTCTGTTCCGTCCTCGCAAACCTTGGCCCACGAAAGAAACCCGCGCCAGAGTGGCTCTAGGCCATCCTCCGTTGGCTTGTCGATGTAGTTCTTCAGCTGCCCGCAGCCTGTTCCTGCCACTGACTTGAGCCAGATGGGCTCAAACTTCGTGATCCGATCCGTTACCAACTTGACCAGCGCTTTCTCCGTTGCGTTCTTCGGCTTCACACCTGCTATTGCGGAGGCTGTCACCTTGGCCACAGGGGCCTTCACGTGTACGTCAATGATGCGCCGTATGTCATCCAGCTCGAACGTGTCACCTTCCGCCAGCACCTTGATGCTTCGCGGCTCACCATACTTCTTCTTGTGGTTGCGCGTGCCGGGGTAGCGCAGGACACGCACAGTGTCCGCAGTCACGTTCATGTCGATCTTGAAATCCTCTTGTTCGCACAAGAGCTTGAGGTTCTCGGCCACAGGCTGCCACTCACTGATTGGCACAGCTTTATGGAAAGGCCAGTAGGCATGGAGCCCACCCCCCGACGACACCACCCACGGAGCGCCAAGCGTGTCCAGCCCAGTGTGGGCTAGGAAAGCGGCTAGGGCGAGCCCCGCGTCCTTCTTGGTATCGTACCCATCCATGTCGATGAACAGCGCCTTGATGGCCACTGCATTGGGCCCCTTGCGGCTCCCTGACTCACGGAAGGTTGCCAGCGCAAAGTAGCAGTCGTAGTCGTTGCTGTTCCACCCGTCTACCTTTGGCTGAAGACCCTCCAATGTCTCAGAAAAGACGTGCTCTTTTCTTCTTGTTAACTCTACTGCACAGTACAGGCCATTTCCCGGAGACGGCAAAACAGCCGATAGAAAAGCTATCGGGTTCATGTCGGCTCTTTAGGTTATTGTGTCTCGTCTAGCAGCGCGGTGTATCGCGCTATGATTTCAGTAATCCACTCGACGGACAGCTTGTCGTGCCCCGTCATGTATGCATACCGGAGCAGTTCTTCGTCGCTCAGGCTTCTAGGTTGAATGCTTGACATACTTTTCTCCATGCCGTGTCGGCTGTAGGCTCAGATTTAAGGATTGCGATAAGGCCAGTGACTGCTGGACGATACGCTATGAAGACTACACCACCGTTGAACCAGTTATAGACCGACTGGCGCGTAGCGCCAGTGACCCGTGCAATCTTGGTAACAGGGAAGTCACGATGCACTGCCCAGCGGCCAAGCTGACTACCTAAAGTCTTCTTGGCTACACGGACAGCCTCTATGGTTTTTTGTGAATAGGCCATTGGGTTCTTAAGTTGGTGGGGCGGCTTAAAGAGCACTTAAAGAGGGAACATGTCCCACAACGTCTAGCAGTTTCCCAGTGCCGCCCCGAAACTAAACTGTCACTCGTCATCCCAAGCATCAACAAGCTGGCTCAAGTCCGACTTCTTGGCTGGCACAGCAGAGGGCTTCTTCTCTTCCTTGCGCACGGCGGGGGCCTCATCTTCTTTCTCAGCCACAGGAGCAGCCTTCTTGGCTTTCGGTGCTGGTGTGGGTGCCTCGTCTTCTTCCTCGACTACGGCGGCTTTCTTAGCCTTCGGCACTACGCCTGCAATCGGTGCGGCTACCGACACAGCCTTGTCCGTCTTGGCGATGGACAGCGTGATGGCTTTGAGCGCATCGACGCTGGTGCTCTGCGGAACAACAACTTCGTACTCCTCTTCAGTCAGAAAGCGCTCTGCCTTGAAGAACAACTTGGTGAACTCGGCGCTGGTATCGAAGCGCATACGAGTCACAACCGTGGCGGGGTCAACATTCTGTGCCACTAACCAGCTGGCATACGCTTTCAGTGGGAAGTTGCCACCTTCTTCTTTGCCGAACAGGCTGGTAGCTGCTACCGTCAACTGCATCACAGAGCCACCCATGTCGTTGGCGAGCACCACCGCAGTGCGCTGCTGATAACTACAAGCGCGGCTGTTGCCTTTACCCGAACCTGCAATGTTCTGCTGGCACGAGTTGCATGTAGGCGCTTGCCTGTTGTTAGAGTCAGCGCTCGGGGTATCACCATCAATAGACCAGCAGTCCGGAGGTGTTGGGTTCTCGCCGTCGAACTTCTTTGCATACCAGATACGGTTCACTTTTGGCGCAGCAGCCACGAGCACCACGTCAAGGAAGCGCTCTTCGATAGCAGCAACTTCTTTGCCCTCGGACATCAAGCGGAACACACCTCCTTTGATGGAGATGCGCTTGCCGACATCAGCACCACCTGCAAGAGCCTTGGCCATTGCAGACATCTCAACACGCTTCAGGAACGCAGGTACGTTACTGTTTTTGAACAATGCTAGTTCACTCATAATATTTTCTCACTTGGTTAAACAAACTTCCAAACAAAACCCTTGTGGTGGGCACGCAGGCCCCGACACACGGCACTCACATTTCCCGCGCTAAATCCGGCGCGGGCCGTTTCTTGTACGGCGTTCCACACTTTAATGTGGCGTCCGTCCAATGTGTACTGCGCAATCCGTTTACTCATCTTGTTCAGCGCTCCGAACTTTCCCTTATTGGGTCGGGGGTGAACGCGATTAAGCACGCGATACGAATGGCACATGTTCTCTGACATGGTTGTCCACTCCAGATTTTCTAGGCGGTTATCCAGTCGCACACCATTCTTGTGGTTAGCTTGCTCCCCAACCACGTTGGTAAAAGCCTGTAACACAAGCCGTGCTACCAACACCCATTTGTACCCACCGCCGAAAGGAAGCCGCACCTGTGCATAACCATTGTTACTGACCTGCACCTTCAAGCGGTGTGGGCCAACCTTACTCCGCCCTCCGTGGCTGTTTGCCCAGCTATATACTTGACCTAGGTCATTAACTTCATAGCGTGAATCAATCCACGCCAGAGGTGCTCTCTTTGTCTGTAGGGGTGCGTAGATCATCTTGACGGCTTTCTTACGCTTATCGAATACTCCGCAGAGGAGTTCAGACCGGGGGGGACTACACCGGGATTTTGCTCAAGGAACTGCGCCATGTTGGTCTGCGCAATTCTTTTCTCAAGGAGGTCGATGGCATCGTGCTCCTTTATGAACTCCTTGAACGAGTCCCAGTCTTGGGTGTTGTAGCGGGTCTTGGTGGACAAGATGACTGTGCCTTCATCAGTACGCACCGAAGTCATTCCCAAAGCCAGCATGTGGTCTTTGAGTGCGGCCTTCACTGAGTCCTGTTGAAGTTTGATCCCCGCAAGCGCTGTCTCGTATTCAGAGGTAAGCCCCTGAATCTTTGCAGCCATCTTGCGATAAATCCTCGCCAGCTTATCCATTGGCACAGAGGCCAACCCACCATCTTCTTGCGCCGCAACGGGCGCGTCATCTTCTACTTGCGTCATTTACTCTCTCCTTAAAAGTCTATTGTTTGACAATTATAAGCACACTTTTTCGCCATGTACAGAATTTATTTTTATTTTCTTATCTCACTTTCAAACATGCCCACCATAAGTGCATGCGCATCTACTTTTGCATTCATTGCTCTGAACATCTTCCTCTCAATCGGGCTGGATTCTATGTGCACCACAGTGACTTTTGTAGCGGTCTGACCCTTACGATCAGCGCGTGCGATGCACTGCACATACAGCTCAACGCTCATCAACGGGCCATAGAACACCACGGTGTCCGCAGCAGTTAGGGTAATCCCGTGTGCCGTAGCCTGAGGTTGCATCACGAGGACGCGTATGGCGTCAGTCGTCTGGAAGTCATTGATGATTACGTGGCGCTTGCCAACTGCTACGTCGCCGTGAATCTGTGCGTTGGGGATACCCTGCTTGTCCAAGAAGGCCGTGATGGTTGCGATGCTTGAACGGAACATGGCGAAGATGATGATTTTTCTATCAGTCTCCTCTAACAATTCGAGCAGCACATTCAAACGCGGGGCACAGTCGAACTCCACCACCTCCTTGTTGTCAGTCAGCGCCGCGCCGCAGCTGATCTGCAAGAGCTTACTCACCGCAACACCTGCATTGATTGCTGTGATAGTCTCACCCGCTGTCTGCACCAGCAGTTGTTCTTTGAGAAGCTTGTAGTACTTGGTCTGCTGCGCGGTCATGGCCACCTCACGCGTCACTGTGACTACGGGTGGAAGGTCTAGGCACTGCTCCTTCGTGAACCTGATGGCTGGCTGTAGTGCAGCGAACACTGTGTCCTTTGCGCCAAGCTTGGGGGCCCACTTGAACATGCTGATCTTGTTCATCACCTTGTCGCGCCATGCTGTCTGAAACTTAGGGACACCCATGGGATTCACAAGCCTTGCCAAGCCGTACGCATCAACAGGAGACTGTGCAGCAGGTGTGCCCGTCATCAACCACAGGTACGTGTCAGGGCGAATGATTGACGCTAGCGCCTTCCAGCGATTGGTAGACGGGTTCTTGTACGCGTTACACTCGTCCGCGATGATTAAATCAAAGCGGCCATCGTTGTTGATCTCTTTCGCAATCAGGTTCAGGCCATCGTAGTTGATGATGACGAACTCGTAGTCCCCCTGAACCATCTCTATGCGGCGCGCTGACTGCGCATGATGGGCCACGATAGCGCTGCGGTGAATAATCGTGTTGCTGATGTCCCGCATCCACGCTGCGTGCATGATTGAGAGCGGACAGACGATGAGCACACGCCGTACTTCTTTACGCACCATCAAATAGTCAGCGGCCCACAACACCGAGGCCGTTTTACCTACGCCGGGGTCAGCGAAGCAGAACGAGCGGCGGTTGATTGTCATAAACGAGGCTGTGTCTATCTGGTGCGCCATAGGCGTAAAGCGCCCCGGCCACTTGTACTGCCTGTTTATGGGCGAGGGTGCATCTTTGACACCTAAGTTTTTTAGCACTCTCACCTCGTCAAGACCCCAATGCACAGCAACTTCGTAGACACCATCGTCTTCTGAAATTATCTTGTGCTTTGGGATGACGCTGTACTTATCAGGTTGGCGCGTACGGATTATCAGCGCCTTGTTGTCGAGGATGCGCATTACTTGTTGTCACCTTGGTTAGTGCTTGGATTGCGCAGCCGCAGGTTCCCCTTGGCTGTCTTGCCCCCCTTGCGTATTGGTTTGATGTGGTCAATGTCTTGACCTTTGCGGTTGACACCTGCCTTGTCGTAGATACCACGCGCCTTCTGTCGCTCCAGTTGGTCGTCAGTTTCTCCAGTGGCTTTCTGGATTTTGTACGCGTGCTTGTAGTCTCTCACACCGTTCTTTTGTGTCATCTCAGTTCTCCTAATGTTTCGGATTAAATTCACAGCCAGAACATTGACACCAATTACACAAAGGTGTCTGCGTAGGGTTCCACACATCGTTCGCAAACGCTGCTTCTACCTTGGCCGTGCGCTCCCTGTATCGCCACCAATGTTTCTCTGCGTTGTCTCGCGTCATGCTCAGCTTGACCATGCTGTTCTTCACAATGAAAAGCAATGCAGAGTACACCTTGCGAACATGCGGATAGTGCGCGAACACCATCAGTGACATGAGTACCAGCTGGTCTCTGTCAGGGTACTTGTCGTTGCCAGTTTTCCAATCAATCACTCGCGCTGTCATGTCGTCATCATCAATGATAAGCATGTCCGCAATGCCACGTACCCACGCGTCTTTTGCTTTCCAGTCACACGGTTGCAGGTCTACCGTGAGCGCCATCTGCTGCTCCGCTATCTTACGCCCCGGCTTGGCTAAAAGGGCATCTACAACACCTTTGAACTGCATGTACTCTGGCGGTATCGGCTTGTCATCCCGGATGTAGAGTTCAATCGCCTCATGCACCTGAAGACCGTAGCGCGTGGCAACCGTTGAAGTGAACGGGTACTTCTTCAGCACCTTGACCTCGTGGTAGCGCCTTGCGCACCCCTCGAAATCTTTCAAGGCACTGTGTGACCATGCGGGTGCTTTCATTACTCTTCCTTAGAATTTCGCAGACTTGATCGCGCTGTGCAGCCTGTTTGAGAAGGCAATGACGAAGTCTTCATTCAGCGCCAGCTTGTTGCCCATGTCATCGAGGATAGCGTGTGTCAGTTCATGCCAGAAGACGTTGCACTTGTTGTCGTGCGAGTACGACTCACCACTGTACCTCGACTTGTCCGCTATCCGTATGGTGCCAGCCTTGAACTCTACATCCCCCATCCTGCAATATGGCAGAGAGGGCACTGCCGTGACTGTGTACTTTGTACGCCCTACTTTAATTTTGCTTGGTATTTTCATGTCATTACTCCTTTTTTCATTTCTTTGATTGCTCGTTTTGTCAATATCAGCTCACGTTTAACCTCTATCAGCGCAGTGGGCACCTCTCCTACCCACCCACTTCCGCGTAGTTTACGGCCTACATAAACGTCATTTAGTGCCGCACATGCTGCTCGCGCCTTGCAAATACGCACTGCTTTCTGGGCCTCCCCTTTTGGCGACAGCCAGTACACCTTCATCCGCGCTGCTGTTGCAGCCTTTACTTCTGGTTGCTGGTTATGCGCCTTCACACGCGTGGCTATTGCAGCCTTTACTTCTGGTTGCTGGTTATACACCTTCGCCCACGCGGCTATTGTGGCCTTTACTTCTGGTTGCTGGCTATACACCTTAACCCGCGCTGCTATTGCAGCCTTTACTTCTGGTTGCTGGTTATGCGCCTTCACCTGCGCTGCTATTGCAGCCTTTACTTCTGGTATCTGGCGGTGCGCCCTCACCTGCGCTGCTATTGCAGCCTTTTGCGCTTCAGTCTTCATTTCACTCTCCTTTTTTCATTTCTTTTAGCAGCCGCTGTGTCAGCACCAGTTCGCGTTTTAACTCTAGTAGCTCGGCAGAGGGCTTTCCTACCCAACCAGCGCCTCTAAGGGTTCTTTTTATATACGAGTCCGCAAGACGCTCTCTGCTGTTGCGTAGGTACTCTGCCTGCTTCGCTTTCCATTGGTGGGTGCCGTGGAGTTTTTTTACCTGTGCCAAGTTTGCAGGTATCTGCCGACGAGCACGCTCCTTGGCCTTGGTTTCTGGCAGGGATAGGCGTTTTTTGTTTGCCGCCATAAATATTGGGTCTCTTCGGCGAAGTGCATCACGCTCCCTACCCTTAGCCCGCGATGCTGGGCTTCGTTTATAAACACTGCGAAGTAGTTTATTAGCTGGAGACTGTCTATAGGCAAGATGCCACAACCGCAAGCGCTCCTTGTTTGCTTCCCTCCATGCCTTACCGTACGCGTTTTTTGCCACCCGCTGCTCGTCAGTCAACGCCTTGCGTGTCACGCCACAAGCTCCGACGGTGGTGCAACTGTCTCCAGCAGTACTAACGATGGGACAACACGATGCGTAACCATGTCCATAAACATCTCTTTCATTAAGTAGAGCTGGAGCATTTTTGCCTCTTTCCCTATGGCGTTAGTAATGCTATCTGCTGTCTGCCTATCCATACCCCCCGCGAGCACGCTAACGCGCACATGTCTCGCCGCTACTGCGGCATCCAGCATTTGTGTATATATCTCTTTGTCTACCGTCTTCATCCTCTTCTCCTTATCGTCAGCTTTTCGCTGCTCCATATCGACGGTGTGCGCCACCATCAGCGGCCAGAGTAATCCCCGGCAAATACTTCGGCTCACGCGTCATCTCAGCCAAGACCCAAGTCTTAGCGAAAGCAACTTCTTCATCCGGCACGACAGCCAACAGCTCATCATGCACAGTGCCAACCACCGGGTACTTCTTCTGCACCCTGAGCATGCCGTCCGTCATCACAATCCGCGCAACCGCCTGCGTCACGTTGTTCGTAACCTTGCCTCCATACAGCGTTGTCGTGTCCTTGTCCAGTCCATACACCCACCGCACCTGCTTAGTTTCCTTGTCTTTCTCTTGCCGCAAATGGGGGTAGTGAATGCTCATCCCGTTAGGAAGGATTATACGCTCTTTATCAAACGTTAGACACTTGTGAGTATAGGGTTTACCCTCGTATAGGGCTGTCTGTATCAGCCCCTCGCACATGGCCCAGAAAGAGACTACTGGGTGTGCTGTCCTGCGGTAGATGTCGATGATGGCCTTGGCTGCCACACAGTGAACCAGCAGCCCCTCGTCTGTACAGGTGTGGGGTATCTCTGCCATGCGCTCAACATTCTGATCCCAGCCCAAGAACTTCTCGATGTAGGCCTTGTTGACCCCCAGCTTCTTTGCAAAGGGCGTGTCGTACTGCACTGGCGGCGCGCCTAGGAAGCCGGTCAACAGTTGGCCAGCGAATGAGGCCCACCCCATCGAATATCCTGCGCCAAGTAGCGCCGACTTGGCCGACTGTCTGAGCCCGGGATTATTTTCCTTTGTCAGCCCCGGCAAGTTAAACATCTGCGCACCAAAGGCCGCATAGGGGTCGCCACCAGCCGCAAACACGTCAAGCAGGTCTTGGTAGTCCGCCAGCCATGCAAGCACCCTAGGCTCGATCTGGCTCAAGTCCCCGACGACAAGCTGATTCCCTTCAGGGGCCATGATGGACTTGCGCAGGAAGCTGCCGCGCTTGAGGTTCTGCATATTTATGGCACTCCCTTTGCTTGCCGTCCACCTACCAGACTTCGCGCCGTAGTACGATAGCGGTACAGGCAGGGGCCCCCTCCCGCTAATGTCGAGGAATCGTTGCGCCCGAGTGCGCTCGGTGGTGGACTTGACCTTCAGCCTCGCCTCGCAGAGCAGTGCCACTTCTTCGTTCTCCCCGTTCAACAATGCTTGGAACAGCGCATCGCTTTTAGCTAATGCCAAAGTAGGCTTACCTGTGGTCTTGCTGATCTTCATGGGCGGCACAACGCCCAGCGTCTTGAGGATGTCGGCGAACTTCGGGTTGGATGCCAGTGAGGGCTCCTCGATGTCGAGCCGGGACAGCAGCCCCTCGCGCAGTTTGCCCTCTTCAACCAACGCCGCGATGAGCATTGGGCGGTCTAGTTCTAACACT